CTTGTGATCCCTTGCTGTCGGAGTTGGCCAAGTCTTGCTGTCCATCATCACCTGCTGTGTTAATCCCTGCTGCATCATCCTGCCCGTTTCCTTGTCGTATAGCCTCTGATTGAGGTGCTTCGGTGTGTTGCCTTCCTTGTCCACTGGTGTCCGATGTTTCCATCCGGGTTCCTGTGCTGCGGGAGTTCGCCAATATCCAGACTCTCTCTCTTTTATGGGGCGCACCGACTTCAGCAGCCGATAGCACTCTCCATTGTGCATCGTACCCGCTGTCGGCCAACTCCGAGAGTACCTTTCCCATTCCCCGAGCAAGCAACGCTGGCACGTTCTCCAGTAGTAACCAACGGGGTTGGAGTATTCTAGCAATGCGAATGATTTCGAAGAACAGGCCGCTTCGTTGTCCATGGATTCCTTCTCCTTTTCCTGCTACTGATATATCCTGACATGGGAATCCAGCTGCGATTAAATCCACCTGCCAGGCGTCACGGTCATCTGGTGGAAACGTCTTTACATCATCATGCAGTGGCACATCGGGCCAATGCTTCTTGAGTATCTTCTGGCAGTAGGGATCGATCTCCACCTGCCACTGGCACTGCAGCCCACTACGCTCAAGTCCCAGGTCGATACCCCCGATACCTGCAAACAGTGAACCGAATGTCTTGGGTGTGTCACTCACGGTTCTCCCCAGATGGCGCTGGCATTACGATACCTTCAGATAAGATACTTAGCATAGCTTCATCTAATTTGACATGTTTTATATATTTCCCCTGACTGTCGTACATGGTGACCATCTTGATTTTAAGATGTCTTCCGTGTTGATCAGGTTCCAGGCTTATCTGTTTCAATCTGTAGGTTACAAAGTCCTTACCCCCCATTGTCTTCCTCCTTTTTATTGTTTAGTCGCTCAATAGCCTTGGGCAGATCGTCTAAGTAGCAGGCGAAGACCCAGCCTTTACCGTTCTGCCGAGTCAGCACTACCGGAATGTCACCGCACTTCTTGTCTGAGTCACTTTGTTCAAGGCTTGGGTGCAGGCAGAACCTTTCGACACGTTTGATCTCAAAGTGGATGCCAGGAAACCCCACGATATCGGCACTGCCATCGAGGCCACAGAACTGCTGACCCCTGTGCATGCCATCTGCCCCAAAGGGCAGATCAAACAGCCGGGCAATCTCCTTGGCAGCTTCCAGTTCACCGCGTTTACCCTTATTCCTGCTCATCCGACTCATCAGCTAGTTCCTCTCCCACGTACACATCGTCAAGTGTCTTCAGCTGAGACTCTAACTCGGCAACCCATTCTTCTCGCTCTGCGGCATCTTTCTTAGCCTGTTCATCTGCGGCTTTCTTCGAGAGGTAATCAATCGCTCGCAAGACAGAGAGTAGCTCACCAGAGATATCACTATTGCCTTCCTCCGCTGCCTCCTTCAAGGCACGATATCCCTTGCCTGTGATCTCCCAGCCCCCTAGTTTGGCGGCAGCCTCGAAGCCTTTCACTTCCTCCAGTGCTCTCTTGGATTCAGATTCGCGCTTTGCTCGTTTACCTTTGTTCCGACTCATCCTGCTCATCTGTCGCCCTCCTCTTCGAATCGGACATGATGTCTTCGCCCGGTATGGATGCTCTGGAACCGGCGGATCGGACTTTTGTATCGCTGGTTCCTGCGCATCTGTTCATCTTTCTCAGGCCAGGAGTCGTGGAACATCTTGGTAAGTCGCTTGATTCGTGCGTCGACAATTGCCGAAGCTCGCTCGTCAGTTACGCAGTGTTTTAGTGCCCACGCTTCCAGGGGACTGATGTCTTCGTGCGGTATTAAGGAGACTTTCTTCGGTGGCATTGCTAATCACTGATCTCTTCCTGGATTTTCTCCTGGTGCCGCTGCAGCAGCCGGTCACAGTCCATCTCGTGGACCGTGACCGGCGGATTAGAATAGACACACCTTTTCTTTCGATCTTTCTCTGTCCAAGTATCCTGAATCTCGAGGGAGACTCGCTTGATCCTCGCGTCGACAATACGCTCTGCATTGACATCGACCTCGCACTGTTTCAGTGCCCACCTTTCAATCCGTGAAATGTTGTTTTTCCGGCACAAACTTCAGTTCCATTTTTGCTAACCTGATCGGGCCGTTTCTTCTTTTGAGTGCATGCAATTCATACAACTGGTTGCTGGAGTCGGGCACTGCGCCGCGACCGTGCCAGTAGCCAGCCAGTACCAGATCGGCATCCTGCTCGAGCTGGCCTGACTCTCTCAAATCCGACAGTTGAAATTGTACACTGTCTCGTCGTTCGACACTCCTGGAAGCCTGACAAAGGGCTAGTATACCAACATTGTGGGTCCTGGCAGCATTTTTCAGGCGTCTGGAGATCTCGGTAACTTCCTCGTATCTCCCGTCTTTACCCCCGTCCAACAATTGTATGTAGTCTACGGCAACGAGGGAAACTGCATGCGCCTTGACGTACTGCTCGATAGCGGTTTCCACCTCTTCGATGCTGTGCAGGCAGCGCACGTAGGGCCGGTTCTTCTCCTTGAAATGTTCCTGAATCTGCTGCTCAACAGTCTGCCGGTGATTGATCCAGGTCTTCTCATCCCCCCCGACGATCATCTGGATCATGCGCCGACCAAGCTCATAGTGGCTCATCTCTGCGGAGAGCATAAGCGTTGCGTTACCCAGGGATGACTGATGCAGTAACCACTGGAGTGCGAGGGTACTCTTGCCGTGGCCCGGTCGGGCCACGAGCAAGGCGAGTTCTCCCTGCGCAATCCCATCAATGGATTGGTCCATCACCTTGATGCCGCTCTCCATGTACTGGTGCTGACCAACCTGGTTGATGAACAGGCTTGCACACCCGGCAAGGTCATGATCCTTAGTATCAGGCTGGTGCTCCCGTTTGCCCATCAGCTCATAAGCGGCGTTGATGGTATGATCGATCCATCGGTCATCGTCTATATGTTTCAGGTAATTGTTCTCCACCATCCAAATCTTCAGACTCTCTCGGATGATGTCAGTCGGGATATATTTGTAGACTAATTCGCGTGCCACGCAGAAGGCTAAGGTGCTCTTGCTGGTATCACCCTTTAGGCCCTCCGTATCGCCCCTCCAGCGCCTTGCAAGGACTGACCCAGACCATTTCATGATCTGTTGGACCCGGGCGTCCAGCTGCCCTTGGGGGGCTTCTGGACGCTGATCCAGAGAGTGGCCAAGTTCTGCAGCAACTCGCACAAGGTCATCCAGGCCGACTGGTTTGATCTCAGGATCTGCACACTCCCAGGACTCATCAACGAACTTTGATTTGTTCCAGAGGGGATAGCGCATGAGGTTACCAAGTCCCTCGCCTGTCAGCTTATCCTGCCGGGGGTAGATCTCACTGATCCGGAGGCCGGCATATTCGGCAATCTTCTTCCAGAAACTTCTCACCTGCAAGGCAGGCAGGGGTTCATTGAAGTGCAACCAGAGATGAGCACCGGAACCGCTGCTGCTAACCTCCATCACTGGAGAGAGACCACGGTCGCACAGCAGGAAGTAGAAAGTCTCGGTCTTCGCTCGCCAATCCTTATCAGGATTCTCATCATGGTTATCGAAGTCCAGGCAACTGCACCACACACGATTCTCAGAGTCCATCAGGTAGAATCCCAGGCACTGCTGCTGGCCGAGGTGTTCCTGCTCGAGCCGCTCTGCCGTGAGCGGCTCGAGTAACTTCTCGGGGCGGAATCCGTTCCCTGTTGAGATAGCGATCCAGTCGCTCCTGCCCCGGAAGTACTTGATTATATTAGTTGAGTCCATTCGAATGTGCTCTGAGATTTCCTTTCAGGAATGATACGTATTTCAAAAGCCATCTGAGGTCGGCTGTTAAAGCTTCCTCTGCGCCTACCCCATCGCCCTCCTCTTCGAACATCTTGTCCATCCCCTTGACATGACGACGAATCGCCTCCAGCCTCTTGTCTCCCTTTTCACCAATAAAATCCAAGTCAGTCATTTTCTTTTTTCCTTTCCAGCTTCTTATCTGCCTCCATGAATACCTTTCGCACCACCTCCCATTTTTTGTCACGATCATACTCAACCTCGAACTCAGGACGCTCTATTGTTCTGATCCTGTAGGTGCTTCCAAGGTGATTCAGTGCATCTTGGTAGCAGCTGGCCTCCAGCAGGCCGAAGGGGATATTCCGCATCTTCAACGAGAGGTTCTCATCGGGTGTGCTTCCCTTAAGGTCCAGCGATTTGTGGACGTAAGCGTATCTCGTATCCATCTAACTCTCCCATAAAAACGGGGGGCGGGGTTCCTGACCCGCCCCCCTAGGCAGCGATCATCTTAGAAAGCAGGCGCTTCTTCAAACCCCTTGTGGGTGATGTGCCAGCGGATGTTATTGGCCCGCAGGATCTTAAAGAGCGTGTCCCACGCCATGCCGAGGCCCTGTTCGCCAGTTGGATGCCCATCCGCCATCCATTTGTCGTCGTTCGTGCCGTAGCCGTCATACCACCAGTTCTCTGTCCCAGGCCACAGTCGATCCCAGGGAACTACGTCTTGCATCGAAACGATCTTGATCCCGCCACGGTACTGATGGGTGCCGTTGTAGATCGTCATCTCCAATTCAACAAAGGGATCTTTGCCGATTAAGTGAGGCATCAAAATACCCTCTTCGTACTCGACCTCGATGTTTACCTTCGACTCTTTCAGTTCAGTTGACATTACTAACTTCTCCTTAGAATAAAAATGGGGGGCAGGCAACGAGCCTGCCCCCCTGGTGGGGGACCACCCTCAGAACGGTAGATTGGCGGATTTGGCAGCAGTGATCTGCTTGATCTTCTCGCCACCAGTAGCACTTGCCTGCGACTGCTTGAAGATGCTGCCGAAGGCCGCATCCAACTCAAGATCCTGCACAGCGGAGGTGGGCTGAGTAACCTTAGCTTCACCGTCGAGATGTACATCCCAGCTCTCGAGTGTGCCATCGTCGCCGCCGAACTTCATTGTGAACAAGTGCTCGCTCCCGATCAGACTGCTGCCGGTAGATTCCTTGTCCTTGAGCGCACTAGGTGGTGCAGTGAAACCAAGCTTGGTCAGCTTGTCAGCTGTCCACTGCGCAGTCGTCTCGGTAATCACCAGGTAAACCTTTCGCAACATGCTCGTTTCAACTTCCTGCAGCATCAGTGTCTGGCCGCCTTCACCGTCGTCGACTTCTTCGATCCGACCGAGAATCTGAATTGTCAAGACTCCCATGCTGTTGCCACTTTTACTGGTGGTCAGCTCCTGGTCGAGAACCCTCGCACTGTAAGTTCCTTCTTCGTAACGCATGCTCATTTTTGCTTCCTTTCAGAAATTGCTTTGACAAACTCACTTTGAAAAATACTAACACTCTCCTCTGCACTCTTGTTGCTCAGGGTAATGATCTCTGGTAGCCCGTAGCGGTTCTTCGCATCATGGGTAGCTGAGCACGCCGTGCGCAGGATGCGTTGTATCCCGCCTTTAGCCTTGGCCTTGCCCGAACCCCGCTGCTCCTGGATAACGGTGACTCGGTCGAGCATCAATGCCATGTCGCACCAGGCCGAGGAGATCTCCCACATCCATTTGTGTAGGGTGGGCACGTACCGAGTATATTTCAAACCATCCGGCGGGTCGAAGTTCTCGACAGTTCGCTGGCACAAAAGCAGGACACCCATGTTTGCCTGCTGGTTGATTTCGGTCAGCACCTTGTGCATCTCTTTCCACTGCCGCTTGCAATCCTTATGGCCTTGGCTCCAAGAGTCGAATTCCTTCACGTTACTGTGATAGACCTTTTCAAAAACATCCCTTTCAAGGAGTGCTTGCACACCACTCAACGTGTCTATCACCAACGTACCGCCGACATGTTTGTGGTCCTCTGTCGCCAGCATTTTCAGGGACGCCTGCCACTTATCCCAAGTATCGACTGTATTGGCACGGGCTGCCAATACAGTCTTTGGCACCTGCCGGGCACCTTTTAACGTGTCGAGTCCAGTCTCACCAGCCTGCATGAAAACATTCTTCTCCGGGGATGAGCCCCAGAAGCAGCCGAGGCTGGTCTTACCACCACCGTGATCGCCGTACAGCACGGTCTTCGGCTTGAGCGCCACAAAGTCACTCGTGATCGAGTCGAGGAAACCCCCGGCACGCTGTTTGAACGTGCCACCTGGCTTGGTCGCGACTAGATTGGTCATCTCTTTCTCCTTTTGAAAAAATAATTACCGTGTCACTGTGTTGATAAAGTGTCTCGCCATCTCAGCCCGGGGGAAGTAATTGACAAAGGTTCCCAGTGGAGAGGTGACCCGATAGAGCAGGTCTTCACGGATGTACTGGATCGTCCATCCGTGGATACATCTCTCAAATGTCATTGTGTCCTCCATTGTGTCTGATAGGGTGCAAGAACAAAAACCTAACGACTCTCACGCTCAGTGTCAACAGCAGGGCAACCAGCTCGATCAGCATCTTCAGGCACAGCTGGGACCGTCACCGGTCTGCGAGCACCGAAGCGGATCTGATCTTCGATAGTCATCAGTT